GGAGTAAGTGGTACAATAGAGGTAGATATAACAAAAGGAAGCTCACCATACGAAGGATGGGGCACTGCTCTTAAACCTGCTCACGAACCAATAGTAATGGCAAGAAAACCATTCAAAGGTTCAGTTGCACAAAATGTATTAGAATGGGGAACAGGTGGAATAAACATAGATGATAGTAGAATAGCAACTGATGAAACTTTAAGCATAGGTAGTGGTAAAGTTGGTTATTTATATAAAACAGATGATAGTAATAAAGGAGAACAACACATTGCTGGCAGATTTCCCGCAAACATAATCTTTGATGAAGAAGCCGGTAAGATACTTGATGAACAGAGTGGTATTAGTAAATCTAGCGGTGGTAGCGGTGAATTATCCAAAGGTGCACTTGGAAAAAATGTATATGGTAAGTATGAAAATAATATTCTTGCATCTAATGCAGGTGGATTGGGTGATATAGGTGGAGCATCTCGTTTCTTTTATTGTCCTAAAACATCAAAGACAGATAGGAATGAAGGATTAGAAGATTTTAAGGGAAAACAAATAGGAACTTATAATGCACATTCAGCTGATTTAAAAAACTATGGTGGTAGTTCATTGGGTGCAGCATCTATGAGTGGTAATAATAAAATGCCACAACCTAAACAAAACTTTCACCCAACTGTAAAACCAACAGACCTAATGTTATACTTAATTCGTATGGTTACTCCAAAAGGTGGAACAACACTTGACCCATTTATGGGTAGTGGTTCAACAGGAAAAGCAGCAGTAAGAGGTGGATTTGACTTTGTTGGTATAGAAAGAGAACAAGACTATAAAAATATAGCAGAAGCAAGAATTCAGTATGAAATAGACAATCCTTACAACGAAGAAAAAGGAGAAAGAATAAAAATAAATAAAAATGCAAATAAATTTTGGTAAAAATTTGGATATGTCAAAAATTATTCGTATATTTGTACAACTATAAATTATAATTAAGTAAAAACATGGAAAAACAATCATTAAATCGCTTCGTATCGAAGTACAATCTTGCAGGTTTAGTAGAATCTGTAAAATGGGAATCTAAAGAAGGTTCTCTTACAACATCATTCATTTCAGATGATAAATCTGTTTTGGGTAGTGTTACTATGAAAGATTTTGATTCATCTGATGCATCGTTTGGTGTATATGATACTTCAAAACTTACAAAAATGTTATCAGTTCTTGGTAACGATGTAGATTTCTCAATCAATGATATTGATGGGAAACCAGTATCTTTAAAATTCAAAGATGGTTCAACTAATGTAAATTATATGTTAGCAGATTTATCTGTTATCCCTAATGTACCAGATTTAAAACAATTACCAAACTTTGATACTGAAATCAAATTAGATTCAAACTTTATTTCAAAGTTCATTAAAGCAAAAGGTGCTTTAGCAGATGAAAATAACTTTACATTTACTTGTTCTGGTGATAACAATGGACAAATCATTTTAGGATATTCAAGTATCAATACAAATAGAATTAACATTGATGTTGATTGTACTTGTTCAAAAGATAAAGTAGACCCAATATCATTTTCAGCAAATTTCTTAAAAGAAATTCTTGTAGCTAATAAAGAAGCAAAAGATGCAACTTTAAAAATATCTTCTGATGGATTGGCACATATTCATTTTGAAGTAGACAATTACGAATCAAATTATTATTTAGTAGAGATTAAGTAATGGAGTTTTGGGATACAGAACCGGCGAAGCCAGAATTTGACTACAATGTAGAAAGAGATAACTTCATTAATAATATGGAGTATCTTGCTACTATGCCTGTTGAAGAACAAACTTTATATAAAAAGTGGCAAGAGTGGAATTCTGACCTACCAAAATCAATGGCAAGAAAACCAGCTCTTGCAAAATCTTATGATAAGATTTGGATTCCTAATGATATTTACAACAAAGAACAAACCATTAAAGAAATTGAAGATTTAGAACCTTATGTTGAAATAATAGAAGATTCAACAGGAACTGCTCAATGGACTGATGTTCGTAAATGTATATCATCAATGGAGTTTACTGCTAATCCAGGTCGTAATATAAAGGGATTTGTAAAAGATAGAGTTAGTGGTAAAATATTAGGTGTAATATCACTTGGTTCTGATGTAACATCTTTAGGTGTTCGTGATAAATATATTGGTTGGAATAAAGAAAATAAGTTTAAAGAAGGAAAATTAAATCATACAACAATTGGTACTTCTATTATTGCAACACAACCTTTGGGATATAATTTCTTAGGTGGAAAACTTGTTTCAGCATTAACAACTTCACCAACATTCAGAGATTTATGGAAAGAAAAATATAAACAAACTCTAATAGCAGTTGGTACAACTTCACTTTATGGAATTCATTCTCAGTACAATGGTATTCCACATTTTAAAACATTAGGAGAATCGACAGGTAAGGTAAATACAAAACCTGATGATAAATTCTATGATATATGGCATCAATGGATTAAAGAAAATAAAAGTGAAGAGTATATAAAAGCTACAACTCCTAAACCAGGAGTAAATGGTCCAGTCTCAGGTATTAAACAAAAAATACTTTCTCTTATTTTTAAAGAGTTAGGAATTAAAAGTACACAATATCAACATGGGTTTAAAAGAGGTGTTTATTTTGCAATGATGTATGATAATGGTAATCAATTTTTAAGAGGTGAGATTGATGAAAGTCAACTTAAAATGAAAAAGAAGTTTCAAGAAGGTGATGATTACACAATCAAATGGTGGAAAAAGAAAGCTATTAGAAGATATAGTAAATTACACGATGAAAATAGATTAAAACCAGACCCTTTATATTACATGGACATTATTGGTATGTCTTGGGAAAAAGCCAAAGAGACATATTTAAAAGATGTAGGAAGATAACAAATAAATAAAAATTATGAATTTAACACAAATTGCACAAAAGTTTAGAATATCTGATAATTTTCTAAACTCAAAAGAAGATGGTCTAGTGATAGTAGAATCATCATTAAGAGATATTATTGGTGAAATGAATTCTGGTCAAATAGATAGAAATAAAAAAGAATCTATTATTGAAAAGCTAGAAAGATTATCTGAATTTTGTAAAGAAGTAAAAAACTCATCATTCTAATATGGCATTCTTTGAAGATACAACAAATGAAGAGATAAACAACTCTTTATGGGTTGAGAAATACAGACCTCGTAAACTAACAGAATATGTTGGTAATGAACATCTTAAACAAAAGGTAAGTGATTATCTTCAAAGTGGAGAAGTTCCTCACTTACTATTTTTTGGTAAAGCAGGTACAGGTAAAACAACCTTAGCAAAGTTAATTGTAAACTCAATCAATTGTGATTATATAATCATAAATGCATCTGATGAGAACAATGTAGATACAGTTAGAAACAAAGTAAAAGGTTTTGCTTCCACTATTGGTTTTAAGGATATGAAAGTAATCATCTTAGATGAGTTTGATTACATGACTCCAAATGCACAAGCAATCCTTAGAAACTTGATGGAAACATTCTCAAAACATTGTAGATTTATTCTAACTTGTAACTATGTAGAAAAAGTTATTGACCCGATTCAATCTCGTTGTCAGACTTTTCAAATTGTACCACCATCTAAAAAAGAGGTTGCAGTACAAATCTCACAGATTTTGGGTAAAGAAGAAGTTAGTTTTAAACCTCAAGACCTTGTACCTATCATTGATAGTTCTTATCCTGACATTAGAAAGATTATCAACACTTGTCAGTTAAATTCTTCCAAAGGAGAATTAAAACTCGATACAACTTCTGTAATTGATTCAGATATTAAATCAAAAGTTGTTGATATTCTTAAATCAAAAGATGACAAGAGAAATAAATGGAAGAATATTAGACAAGCAGTTGCAGATGCAAGAATACAAGACTTTACAGAATTATATTCTTTCCTTTATGAAAAAGTAGATGATTATGGTAGTGGAAATACATCAAATATCATACTTATCCTGTCAGAATCACAGCATAAGGATGCATTGGTGGTAGATAAGGAAATAACTTTCATGAGTTGTATAATACAAATCGTTGGAATACTTTAATCCTTAATACTTATACAAAGATGAGTGAAAGTTATTTAATAAATTTTACGAATTATAAAGACAATCCATACTTTACAAACCTTACGGCAACCGCTGATAGGGTAACTTTCTATACGACAAATAGTATTAATTTTAAACAAGAGACGGAATGAAAAAATCGTTAACATACGATGATATTCAGTTAGTACCAAGATACTCACAAATACCATCGAGAAACGATATCAAGTTACATACATTATTATCAAGGAGATACGGATTACTAAATCCAATCGTTGCATCTCCTATGGATACAGTATGTGAATTAGAGATGGCATATAAAATGTTTAAACTCGGTGGAGTAGGTTGTATCCATCGTTTCAATAGTATAGAAGAACAATCAAATATAGTTAAAGAATTATATCACAGAATCTTTTCACCTGATTTACCATTATTAGAATGGGCAGAAGTAGGATGTGGAATCCCTCCTATTATGGCTGCAATCGGTGTAAGTGAAAGTGATAAAGAGCGTGCAACTCAATTAGTAAAAGAAGGATGTAATGTTCTTTTAATTGATGTTGCTCATGGGCACCACAAAAATGTAAAAAAAATGATAAAGTGGTGCAAAGAAAATCTTGATAATAAGGTGGATATAATCGCTGGTAATATCGCTACGAAAGAAGCGGCTCAAGAATTAGAATCTTGGGGAGCTGATGGGTTGAGAGTTGGTATCGGTGGTGGTTCACTTTGTACAACAAGGTTAAAAACAGGTTTCGGTATTCCGAATGTAAGTTGTTTAGAAGATGTTATATCAGTTGCGAAAACACCAGTTATGGCTGACGGAGGTATTCGTTCAAGTGGTGATATATCAAAAGCTCTTGCATTAGGTGCGAGCCAGGTTATGTTAGGTTCCTTAATCGCTGGTACTGATGAAGCACCAGGTCAGATTATAGAAACCACAAAAGGTTTATATAAAAGATATAGAGGTTCGGCCTCATTAGAAACCAAAGTAACACATGGTCAACAGACCAGAAATGTGGAAGGTGAATCCACTACCATTCCCTATAAGGGCGGAGTTAAGTTCATAGTGAATGGATTAATTGATGGAGTCAAATCAGCACTATCTTATGGTGGTGCACAAGATTTAGAACATTATAATCCATCTTATGTAGTTGTTACTAATTCAGGTTTAAATGAAGCTAAACCACATCTGTTATAAAACCAATTTAATTAAAATTAATTCAATTTATGAGAAATTTAATGTTAAGTCTGTTATTTATCTTCGGAACGATGACAGCAGCTT